AGAGTAGTGACTACCGCGTTTCGAACTTGCTCTCTTGCGTGTGCCATTACACCGTCGCCTCTAGTCGCAGTCGGGTCATGCCGGTTCCGTCATTCTCAATATTACGAACCGTATATACATCCTCGGCTATATAGAGCAGATCGCCTATCGCAGCGCGACAAGGAAGCGAGGAGGTAGGGAAATGGAAAACCGGCTCTGTGCTGGCGAACTCAACGTCAGCAATGTTCACGCCCTGATAGTCAGAGTCGAAAATACCTTGCACCGAATATCGCTTATTGGCGCTTTTATAAATCGCTCCTACGCCCCAATCGGTAGCAGCGCACATAGAGACTCGATCAGATATGCTTTCAACCGGCATAAGTTACGCTCCACATTTCGCTCGTCGAGGTCGCCCCGATGTGTTTGACCTTGCCCGAAAAGGTCTCTCGGAATAATCGCTCCCATTCCGAATAGGGTCTAGCCGATGGGTGCAGATTTACCCCGTCCCAATAGGTCGGGTAATCCGCAGCGGCTATGATGATCGTTCCCTTGCAGACTCGCTGAAGTTCCTTGAGGCCAGGAACGATATCAGGCTCTAGGATGTGCTCGATAACGTCGATGCAAGTCACCACGTCAAACGTCTTATCGGCAAAGGGCAGATCGGTAATGACCGCCTCATCTATCCCGAAGCCACAGAGTTCGGGAACCGCCTCTGTGCCTCTAACAGGCGCAAAGCCCATATCAGCGGCTGCTTGCATCAACTCACCCCTACCGCAAGACACATCGAGAAATGACCCTGTAAGCCCTCTCAATGCGTTTCGTACGGGGTCGAGGCGGTCTTGGTGCATCCGGTAGTCAGGATAGCGACCGTAGACGCCTCGGTATTTCTCAATCTCCTTTGCGCGGTCGTCCACGTTTTGGCGGCTCCGGTTGGAAGAAAGACGGGCGATGATACTCTGCCGCCATGCCGCGACTGACTAACCATCTGCCGAAGGTCGGGTCTACGTCAACGACGCGACCGCGCTCGAGCGTTTGCCCGTTGTAAAGACGGGAGCGAATCATCTCGACTTTCATAAGCCTTTGAATACCTGTGTGAGACAACCAGAAGCGACTTTGACTTTTTCGGGCTCTTTCATGTAATCCCGAACCTTGACCCACGCTTGGATATTAGAGATACCATCCTCAACGCGAAGGTCGCCTAATTTGCTGTGCCAGTACCGGCGATTGGTCATGTAATTATCACAGCCGCAAATATAGATTTCTTCAAAGCCAAGATACTCGGCAATCCATACCGCTGTGCCGCCAGAGAATCCAAAATCAGGGCAGATGCCTGACCAAATATCACACGCATCTTTATGGTGCGAAATCACTGGCGCATGACCTGTGAGGATGGGGAAAAGTTCCCGATCCTGATAAACGATGTAATCCAGAGAGAGCAGGAGAGCATGTTGATTGACGCCAATCTTCATGCCCCCCTGCGATAGCAGAGGTCGCACCGCTTTGATATCGTCTATCAAAGAGGGGCCACCACCGAGGACGGCACAACGCTGCCCTCGATGGCGACCCTGATATGCGACTAGATCAATCACTAGATCAGGTCGTGACGATCTCGTTGCACTCGGCAAACGACTCTGGGTGACGAACCGCGAAGTCGCAGTCGTGGAAGGCCACGACGCGAACCGTACCGGCGTTGCTGCCCGTGTACTGATCGACGAGGATATCGATACCCGACCACTGACCGATCAACAGATCGCTCCACACGCCAAACAACATCGCCGACAAGTTCGAACCCGAACCCTTCGACAGATTGCTCGGAACCTGCTGCGACACCACAATCGGATAGCCGTAGAGGTTGTTCATGTCCGGTCCGAGGATAAAGTTGCCCTCGACACCCGAAGTCTGCTTCGAAGTCGTTGACAATTTCGCCTTGACCTGACCGTTCGTGAGGAACGCAGCGGAACCCGTCAGCGCGTTATCGATCTCGACTTCACGCAGCAAGTTCACAACCATTGCCCACGTCGGAGCCGCACCGTTCGTGCCGAGCGTGACCGAACCAATACCGGAGGTGTTCAACACACCAGTCGGCTTGTTCGTGCCAGAGCCAGCAATCGCAGCACCGTCCATCGCAACGGCAATCGAGGTCGCCAAGTCATTGCGGACGAGGTTCTCAATATCGAGCGAGGACTGCAGAACCAAGCGACGGCTAATGTCCACATACGCACCGAGGGTCTTCGGCGACATAGTGATCTGATCAAAAGCCGGAGCGTTAGTGCTCTCCGTCGGTGCGCTGTTCTCGGCGACCCAGTAGGCCGAAGAAGCCGAGGTCTTGCGCGGGATCGCAACGTTACCGTTCAAGCCCGTCAAGAACTGCGCGCCGAGGGTGTTGAGCACCATCTTGTTACGCAGCACATCGATGAACGAGGCGGCAAGGAGGTCGGTCGCAACGAGGTTGCCGGCCTTTGACGTGCCCGAAGCGGTCGAGGTCGTCAGATCACGCTTCCCGTAGAGAACGTCAACTGGAACCAACAGGCCACGCGACGTGCGGCCTTCCTTCTTCGCAGCAGCCTCGGACACCTCAAACTCAAACGCCGCCTCTTCTTGAGCGCGACGGTCTTGCGGGTTAGAGAGAGCCTTGATCGCACGAACGAACGAGAACGAACGGACTTCCTTATCGGACAGGCCAACTTCGTGATCGACGTTCAGCGGCTTGGAGGCCACTTTGTCGAGCAACGCGCCACGGAACTGCTCGATAGAGGCTCCGTCGCGGATGGCAGACTCGCCGAACTCACGCTGACCGTGACGAGAGGCGAGATCCATAATCGCCGAAACGCGAGTGCGCTCGGCCTTTGCAGCATCCTCACGGACGCTATTGATATCGTCGGACATATTAGTCTCCTTAACAATGATTTTGGGTTCGGCCACAGGCGCAGAGTTGATCGCACGACCAACGCCGACGCTTGTATCAGCCGGAATGCTAACTATCGAAATTTCGAGCGGCATCCAACGAGTCGCGCGGTAAATCTCCCGATCACCTTGCTTTCCGTCAGAAACCATCTCGCTGATAACGTAGCCGACAGACACGTTTGACCGAATCCCGTCTTTTACGTCTTGCCAGATTTCCTCGGCTCGCGCGCTTTTTCCAAAGCGAACGACGGCGCGTGCTACGCGATCCGTTCCGAGGCTGATCTGTTCCACTACTCCGACCTGATCGGCCATTTCGTGATCCACCAACAGCGGTGCACGACCGCTGCCGATAAATTCCATGTCAATTGAGCCCGGCGAGTGATCGAGGATTTCCATACCCCATCCTCGGTCGACTGCCATCTCGCTCGAGAAGGCCAACGTCGCGCGACGCTGATCTTCCATGATGGATGCGCGTTCGAAGATAGCCGAGCGGAATACTCGCTCCGTCGGGCCTTTTCGTTTTGCGGGGCCAGCATAGCCTTCTTCCCACGGCTCCTTGCCAGAAGCATCGAGAGGCCGCTCACCCTCGACGAACATCTCTTCGCCATCTTCCATCGCCATCTCCGCGAGTTCCTCTGCGGTCTCCTCGAAATCGTCAATGATTTCGTCAGATTCCTCGGACTCGTCCATATCATACTCGGACTTGGCAAAAGTCACGGTGACCGTAGCCTCGTCCTCTACGACTGCGACAACGTGCCGCGTGCTTACCTTGTCCATAGTTCTCTCCTCATCTTCTCGATCCAGTTCCGCACTTTTGCGGTTAGCCCAACTTTGGCCGGGATCGCCTCCCCAGAGTGCCCACGCGATGCGCCCTGCACTTGGATAGCCTTCTTCACCCGGACGGAAGCCCTCGGCTTCTTTATCAACTTCGTGTCTTGCAAAGTAACTCACCATCCTTCGGATTGTTTCGGGCGAGAGATTCGCGCGATTCTTAATATCCCGAGCCCGAGCAACGCCGACTTCTGTGCCGCCGCGCCCGAACTCTTCGCGCCACTCTAATCCGCGAGTGGCTTCTGCTGCCATTTCTTCAGTCGGTTTCGTGTCCACTGCCATCGTTTTCTCCCCGATACCATTTCAGGTTATCCGCTAACCGTTGATCGTCAGGCGATGCAACGACGGCCAATTCACCCTGCTCAATAGCAGTCTCTTTCAGTCCTAGATGCCATGCCGAGATAGCCGCTAGGTCATGCGGCCAATGCCCCCAGACGGCAGGGTCGCACGTATAAACCAGTGCGCGATCCTTAATAGATAGCGCGCGCATCGAGGCGGCATAGCACTCTGCCCACCGATTCTGCCGGTAGTAGAGCATCGCCAATTCGCACCAAGGCTCTCGAGTATTGGGAGCCTCCGAGCATGCCTTTAGCCAATAACTCTCGGCCTGTGCGTTCTGCCCCAATTCCGAATAACACTTCCCGAGTAACCGGTAGGCATAGCAACGCTCGTTCGGCCATGTTGCCTCTGGCATTGCTAGATATTTGTTCAGCGCCTCGATGCCTTCGTGCCACTTCTGATAGAAGGTCAACTCTCGCGCGTAATAGAACGCATTGCGAGGGCATCTCGGATCTTCCTTGACCGAGACCGCTAAAAGGTCAAGGTACTGGCCTCGGCTCTTTGTCGGGTCTGGATGATGGCTGACCAGTAACTTATCGGTCTGTGCCCAAATCTCTGTTATCCGACCATCCGGCACTGGGTACTCGTGACAAGGGTGATGCCACAAATAACCGTGTCGCGCGTGAATCTTCTCGTATAAGAACTTAATGCCGCAGCCCCAATCAAAATAGTATCGGAGCCGCGTCGTGCTATCCGTCCAGACTCGCTCGATCTCCTCGCGCCAGCCTGATTCCATCACCTCGTCAAGATCTAGCGCAATGCAAATATCAATATCGCGTGGCACTAAAGCCAACGCTGCGTTTCTTGCCGTATCAAATCGCCAAGGCGTGATGCAAATATCGTGAACAATCGCACCGCACTCTGCGGCTACTTCTGCTGTTCCGTCTGTGCTGCCGGTATCGGCTATCAGTATTAAATCAGCATCCTTTGCCGATTCACAAAATCGCTTAACAAAATGTGCTTCATTTTTACTGATTGCATATACGGCAATTCGCACAAATAACTCCAATTAGATTTGATCACCGTCTAGTGGCTTGTTACTAGCAGATTGTCATTATGGGAAAATTTCTTGAACTTCTCCAATTTCTAAAACCTCAACCCAAGACTGCGTTTCTTTATGCCATTGATAAATTTTACCATCGTCGGGTTGCTCAATAACTTGCCAATCACCACCAATAGACATTCCCGTTTCTGGGTCAACAACGCTGACCCATGCCATACCGTCTGTTGCGCTGGCATCGTGTCGGCACTCTGTCCACACCATCTCGTTGTGATTCCAGTTCCATTGCCAACCGGGACGATCCTCGGGTTTGGCATCACGCACAATCCATTCGCCGTTTAGCCACGCGACTTGTTTGCCTTCTGGCGCTTCTGGTTTGGCAGAGACTTCATACCAGCCTTTGTTGTTGTCGGTTTGCTCAACGGGGTAGTGGCCTTTGAAACTATAAAGTGTCATTGGCTACCTCACTTAACAGGAAATGCAAAAGCCGGAGGAGTGAATGCCGCGGTATAACGGGCCACGCCCTTGGTTACGCGAAGGTCTTGGATGTAACCAGTAAATGGCTCCGTATTGTTAGAAGCGGCTCCAACGGCAGCCGGAAGTGCCTGGGACAAATCTTGAGATTGCGACGTCTCTGTGTCCTCTAAATTGCCATTTACAAAAAGGCGCCCCGTTGTCCCGCTTCTGGTGAGTGCAAGGTGCGTCCAAGTATTTAACGGTATTGCGGTTGTTCCAGTATAAACAGTTATTCCCGTTCCATTTGAGGAACGAAGGATTGCATCGCCGTACAAAGTGCCGCCTGTATTTATAACAGCCAAAACCAACCCAACTTGCGAAGCAGAATGGTTTTGGAACGAATAAACACGTGCTCTTGTTCCTGCGCCCGGCGCAGACGCTACATAAACCCATGCCTCAATCGTAAAGTCGCCAGTTCCCATTCGCAGATCGACATTGCTTTGAGATAAAAGGTAGTCGCCAGTTCCATCAAAATACATTGAAGAGCCGCCAAACTTGCTCTGCGTCGTGCTGATTTGCGCGTTGCCCACCGTCTCAAGGTTGTTTTTAGAAGTAGCGTCGTAAATGCCTGCGTTGGTGAAGTTAAGCAGCAGCGAAGTATTGGTGATCGCCGTTAGAGGGGCAGTAGGAATGGTTATTGTTGACTGCGTAGCGTCATATGGAGTTGAAGCAATCGTCAGTCGAGCGTTAGCGATATAACCTTGGAAAACTGTTCCTGCCGCATTAGTGGTCGATAACTGATATTGACTTGCAGCATAGTTATAAGAAACGGTGCCGTTAACAATTCTTGTTCCGTTTAGGAATATGCTTGTCTGGTTCGTGCCCGTTCCAGATCTCACGAAAGCAACGTGGTTCCATTGATTAATTATTGGCTTAATTCCATTGTTGTTAAATATCTGCCAAGCCACTCCTTTTTGTGCGATTCCAAGACCACCCGGACTTGTGGCATCATAATATGAACATTGCAATCCATTATTTGTATTTGCTACAAAAATTCCAGTATTTGAGCCTTGAGTAGCCGTTGGATATAACCAACACTCAAAACAGAAATTGCTTGTTCCGATAGTTATGCTTGGTGTTTGCAGCATGTCTCCGCTGCCGTCAAAATGTCCACTCCCGCCGTTCGTCGATGCGCTCCACACTGCCGTTGGGTCGAACGGGCTGAACGCCTGCACAGAAACTCCGTTAAATGGAGTAACCGTAAAGTTGTTCGTGCTGTTGTCAATAAAACGATTGCTTTGGCAAGTCAGCAGGGATGTGTTTGTGATGTTGGTAAGAGGCGAAGTTGGAACCGTGAAATCAGACGTATAGACCGCGGTTCCTTTAACGATACGAAGATTTGAGATGTAACCATTAAAGAAATATCTTCCAGCAGAACTGCCGGTTCCGTTATCTCGACCAATCGTAATTCCTAGACTATTATCGTTGAAAGAATTAGAAGATGTGTATGTAGATACAGAAGTTCCATTCATGTAAAGCGTAAATGTGCTTCCGTTTCTAACGATAGCAAAATGAACCCATTGGTTTGTAGTTCGAGACCCACTCGAAAGTACGTTGCTTCCTGCCAATATGATATCGCGTGCAAAAAAGTCTACGCCACCGTTAATTACATATACGCCCCAATCTCCAGCAATGAATGTTTGGCTTCTTCGCTCAACACAACCCATCTGGTCATTGTTGTTAACGTAATACCAACCTTCAATCGTAAAGTTTGAGTTGCTAAAATTTACCGCAGCGTTATTTGGCGTAGTCAAATAATCATCTGTGCCGTCAAAAGAGTTACCCCACTCCGTTTGCGAAAACGGCGAGAACGTGCCCTGCGTCGTGTTGCCGTTGCGGGTAATCGTGAAGTTGTTGGTAGACGAATCTAGGAACGTATTATTCTGCGCCCCGTTCGTTCCGTTACCTGATAACAGCAAAGTTGTATATTCGAAATTAAGGTCAGACGAGGGCTGTCCTTGTGCTAACAAAAGTTGCTGTAAACCGCTCATTTCTTAACTCACGTTTCCGCTGATAACGCAAAC